AAAGTTAATGGAGTTTGAGGAGCAAGGCTCGCATTCAACCCTATGACTGAAGCTGCAAGGTAAATTGACGGAAGGCTTTTATTTCCGTTTTTATCTTTTCGAACGTCTTCGGGGGAACCGTGAACGGTCACAACTTGTTCGTCGTTATAATATTTTGCAATTGCTTCTGAAGTACCAACTTCTCCAAATAAATCATCGTCTTTTTCGCCGCCGCCTATAACCATAAACTGGGTGAACTTTGCTTCATTCTTCAAGAAAGCGTGAAGTAATCCGTTAGTGGCGGTATCAGCTCCCATTACGCCATATTTGTCGCATAAAAAGAATGTAACATCAAGTTCTGATATCGCTTCAAGAACCGCTTTATATTCATTATCGACGCTGGTAGTGGCTCCTCCTGTGAATACTTCCAATGGGCGAGTTGCTAAATCTCCCAACAATAGTTGATTTGCAGAAACTAAGAAATTAGCCGTCATTACTTTATTGCTAATTGCCCAAGCTTTAAGTTCGTTAATCGACGTACATTCAGGACTTTCAGCCAGTAAAATTGGAGCGGAGTTATCGTATGATTTAGTACCATACACTTCGCCATCTTTGTCAACTCCGGACCAAGTTCCTTTATAAACTTGAAGTATAAACAAAAATGGAGTACTGCCTGTTATTATTTTTGCTGCATACCCAGTTTTTAATATACTGGAAGTTTCTGCGTCTAAAACTCCGTTACCAACTATGCCTTCGTTTTTGCAAGTAAAAGTTATATCCCCTTTTGTTCCCATTGATAAGACAAGACTGGCTGGAACGGTCGTGGCCGCTCTGGTGTAATACAACTTAGGAATACCAACTGAACCTTCTATCGGCATAAACAACTTCTTTGCTATGTCGGCAACAGGTCCTCCGTTGACAAATGCGGAAAAATCTTCCCAAGCGGTAAATTCATATATCGCCTTTAATCCCTTTGCATTAGTTCCTTTAATTCCGGAACCTCCCGAAAACTCAACCCCATTCGATAAGCTTAACCCCGTATCTATAATCATAGCGTTGCCAAAATTAGCAACATTCGCTACCGATGTAGGATTATAGACCGTTGCGGCATAACTTCCTGGTTCTATGCAGTTCTTGCCCTGAAAATTAACAACTGTACTCATAATTATAATTTTTATTTTGTTTATATTATTACTTGTTCAAACATTTTACCCTTGAATACGAAATTTTTTATTATCTCGTCACAAACTGTTTTAGGAACAGTTAATTCGTATTTGAATGATAAATTTAATACTTTATGAAATATGGCCACTGGTATTAAATCATCTTGCATCATTATATCATTTCCAGATATTCGTGGAAGTCTAAGTCCTAAAAGTTCAAGATGTGGGGACAATATCAGCAGCATTGATTTTAATACATTATATACCACACCAACTTCGCTTGAGTTATCGCCCGTTATCATTATTTGATAATTACTTTCCATCATCTGCGTAAGCGTATCCCTTTCTTTTTCAACTCCATCGGAATTTATTTCAGTATCAGTTTGATACCCTTCTCCTAATCCTATTGAGCCATCGCAAGCCGATTCAGCGGGTAGCATAATGTGTAACGATAAATCTTTTGCTACTTGAAAATTATACCCAAAATTAACGCTTAAAAATTGGGTCTTAAGAAAAATCTTTTTAGCTTGTTCAAAGTAATTATAGTTGTTTAATCTAATAGCTTGCCCGTCCGAGTTTTCTCCGAGCATTCTATATAATATGCTTTTTTTTGGTTCAGCTGTATTCTCAACAATATTATCCTTCAAAACCCTTTTAATGGTTTCAAGAGTATTGTATATAATTATTTCAGGTATTACAATTGCACTCATAATGTTGCGTCTAAATATTTCAAAGATTCATTATTCACTATTGTATCGACATCTGTTGTTTGAACGGCTTGTTCTGATAAATGTACCGCTTTTAATCCCCTGTGTATCCAACTCAAGGGGTCTGAATTTGAACTAACTCTCCTGAAAGTGCCATACGTATTTTGAGTGGAATTTGCATACACGCCAGTGCGCTTTCCTAACCCATCGTACAAAGAATTTTTATGTTGATATTCGGCGAATAAAACAGCCGCCGATTTAGGGGAAGTTATTTCAGCTCTTGATTGCGGTATATTATAGGGAGCGGGGATGCTCGATGCAGGAAGTTGTTCTCCCTTAGATTGTTTTAATACCAAGTCGTAAACTTCTTGAGGAATTTGTCCGGCAAATCCAGCCATGCCTAATGTTCCAGGAACACCAATGCGAAATGGTATTGTTAGATACCAACCCGCTGGTTTTATCATCATCCCTTTTTTGTTATAGACGGGGACGGTATTTTTAATTTTAGCGGACTTTAAAAATCCTGCCTTCATGTCAAAAGCAGATGCCCCGTTTTCGAGCATAGTAGGTAAAACTCCAGTAAGTACTATTTGCTTTTCAAATCTTCCTTTATCTACTTTGTGTAAATTTTGAAGATATTCAGGGAGTGTAGATTTTAGATTTTGTTTTGCTAAAGATACCCAATTTAGATAAATAGCCGCTGAGACTTCATTAACGCAAATTTCCGTTAACAAATTTATATCGGTCGCACATAAACCGAATTGCTTTTTTAGCCCAGTTAAATCTATTTCTATGGGTTTCATGGATATATTGTATTATCAAATATTTCGATGCCGAATTTTTGAGCGTCAAACATAAAATGTGCTTTTCGGCATGTTACGTTTACAGGCATTGCTGTGAGCTTTTCGTCTGAAAGTGATTCATTCCTTTCTCTTACTTTCATTAATTCCCTATTCGCGTCTAAAACGTGGTATACTGGAGCATACGAGTATCGTACTGTGATTGAAATAGGCAAATCTTTTGAGGACATATCTTTAGCTTCTATTAGGTCTTGTATTCCTAAATCAAAAACTATTCTATTCCCCTTTATAGTGTATTGTTTATTTGTTAACGGCAACAATGGTTTATCATCTGATACAAATAAATAAATGTTTGTAATGTCAATGGGTTCATAAATTGGATATGCTAATATCTCCCCTTCGAAAAGAATTGGTCTTAATACTTCTGAATAATACGCTTCTAATTCTATAAGGATTATTCTATCCATAAATCCTAATTTGTCGATACCGCGAGTGGTAATTTTTGCAGTCCCTTGATTTACCTCGCTAAAATCTTTGTACCGCTTTGAGTTGTTCATCCCCTGAGAAACTACTCGGGTGAGTTTTCGGTCTACAAATATCCAGCCTCTTCCGGAACAGTTTTGGCAGGTAGTAAGAGCTTGACCTCCTGACTTTTCATTACATGGACAACGGAGCGCTCTGTCGATATACGCTTCATATCCGTGGTTATCTATCAACTCATTAAAATCGCCAACTCTCCAAACTGGCTGAGGGTCTACAAATTCTTTCGGAGTTGTGACTATTGGCAGATAATCGTTAACAATGCTCTTTGTTTTCATGTCTACAATACTTCAAAAGTTATTCCTCTGTACTGATTTTTTATGTTAGGGAAAGTTTCTTTCATGTCCTCGATATACATCTTTATACGACCTTGGAAGAGTCCTCCGGCAGCTGACCTAGATAACGGTGTGTTTTGGGAAACTCCGTCTAAACTGACTTGGATATTAGTTATACCAACTCCGTATAAAACATCTCCAATTATTCCTAAAACACTCACCGCCGCCATCTTTGAAATGAAATCAAATAAGTCTTTTGGAGTTACGTCCCATCCTGTGACATACGACATTCTCCAATAGTTAGGGATAAATTTTTGACCAAACCACCCCATGCTTGGAGAAATTCCGTTGAATATTAATGAGTTTTGATTCATTTGAGAACCGCCCCCCATATTGGCAATTAAGTATATGTTTCTGTAAATAGCAACTTGAGATATTTTTTTTAGAGATATCCACTCTTTAGGATATGTTATTTGACAAACGTCGTTTATATAACCTTTCAACCCGTCTACCGATACAATCGGATACATTGTCCTGATATACCCCCAGCAATTAAATTCTTCGCGTACAAAATCACGGCTTTCTTCAATAACTTGCTTAGTAAGTTTTATGCTAAACAAATTTTCAATCTTCTGCTGCGCGTTCGCGATATGATTCTTAATAGCTTGAACTGATAATACTTTACCGTCGTTATTACTCATTGGTATACCAAACAAGTAATTTTCTATCAATTCCGATGGACTCATTATAAGACCTTCGTTCTTGTTATATTGTATTTTTAGTTTCAGCTTAGGCATAGTGGTATATCAGGACTAAATGTTATTTTACTTCTTCAATTTTTTCGGCAGGAACTTCAGGTTCTTCAACCGTTTGTTTGTCTTCTTCAGCCAAATCTGTTTCGAGTTTTAAATCGTTGTACTTTTTGATTAAGTACCCTTGCATTAATTTGTCTTTGTTTTTGAATTTAGCATATTCGGCTTCCGGATATTCAGCTCCTACTGCTAACGCAATCATGTCAAGCATTGACATTTTTTTGATTGAAGAAATTACTTGTTCTTCTTCTGATTTTTCTTCACCTGATACTGGAATAATAGAAACTCCTACTTCTTCCCAATCCTCAGTCTGTAAAAGCAATGTTCTTGCAGCTTGAGTTGATACGTCAACCTGACCTTCAGAATCGATTGTAATTAAGCCATCAAAAGGGATAATCAATTTTGAGTTAGTAATTTTTTTTGATTGAATTTTCATAATGTTTACTTTTAAAAAAAAGAGGGGAAAGGGCAAGACCCCGACCCCTCTTCTTCGATTATACAATTTTATTTTATGTCAAGGAAGTTCCAATGTTGATGAAACGAACCATTTTCTTTGGTGCGTACAAGAACGGAGTACCGTACATCAGAATCATGAAACGGAAGGCTGGAGATAATACAGCTAAATCCATTTTCATAAGCGGAGCTAATTGAGCGAACTCAATAACCTCGTTGTCGAACTGTTGCATCATCGCTTGGTCGGTATCAGGCAAGAAACGGTTATTATCGCGAATACTTCCGGCAATTGCTCCGTCATAACCACGGTTCAAATCATCCAAAGAAACATCAAACAAGGGGAAGAACTGGCCAGAAGCCAACCCACCGCGTTTTGTACGATAAATTCTATAACCTGTTGCGGCATTAATTCCACCGCCTGTCGTAAATTTCAAATCACAACCAGCTCCTACGACAGCTGTAACTGCCGCTGTATTGTAAATTGATAACGCCGACTCACCTTTTCGGTTCAAAGCTGTAACGGCATAATACACAGCTCCTGCGTCAGTAGAGAACCATTTACTTCCGTTAACAGCTGCGGTTACTGTAATTGGAGCAGTTGCATCCCAAATAGGAGCATTCGGAGCCAATACTGAATTAGCTGCGCTCAAAGAAGTCCGGAAAGGCAATTTTTTGAAGAATACATCGTGATTCAACCCAATCTGTCCAAACTGAGAATCAAAAGCCTGAACTTTTTGTCCCATGATACCATTCGACATGGCAGCAGTATTCGGTTGGATGAATTTGTTTCCATAGAAGTTTTTCACGAAATTACTCAATACTGCAGGAGGTGCATAAATTTGAGTGCCTAAACCGTAATTTTCAACGATAGTGTTGGCGGCTGTTTCGATAGAATCTTCTTGTAAAGCTTTACCGCGTAAATCCACGATATGTTCAGAATCCATGTAAGTTCCAAAATCAGCCCAAGCATCAGATTGAATCTGTTGAGCGATAAACCCATTAAATTCCTGAGGGATGATTCTTTCGTCTCCAAAATAAAGAGATTTGTTCAATTTACGGAGAATCCAAAGAGTACCGTCTTTGATTGTACGTTCCATAACGTTCCCAATCATGGTATTGACCAAAGTCATCTGGTGAGTCACACTCTTAGTAACGCCAAGGTATTTCACCAACTGAGCCCGACGAACATAAGTCGAGTCTTCTTCGTCCGGAAGTTCTCCTTCAGAATTAAATCCACCGCGATCCTGACCGTAACTGGTCTGTTGGTTGTACTCTTCCACAGTGTTGAAAGCAGCTTTCTTTGGTATGTCTTTCCACAAGCGGATATCAGCTTCCTTGAAAGTGATATGTTTTAGGGTCTTTTCCAAAGACTCAACTTTCAATGGAGCGCCAGAAGCATCTGCCATGTCGGTGTTTTCACGACCAGTAGTTTCGCCAGCACTTAACGCTTTATTAAGAGCGTCAACGCTTTCCCCCGAAGAAGATCCGTAACCGTCATTACCAGCGGCGTATCCGTAATCAGAAAGATTGATTGATAATTTTTCCATCTTTTGTTTTGTTTTTATTTTTATTTTATGCTACAATTTGAATTCCAAATTCACGCTTAACGCGGTCAATAATGTCTTTAGGAAGATTTTTGTTTGCTTCAAAATGAGTACAAGCGGCTGAATATTCTTCATCGTATCCCCCCTTTTGAAAAGTCGCTTCGTCAAGTATGGCGGCAATAGCCTTTTTTTGATTTTTCATACTCACACGTTGCATTCCGTCATCAACGGCTTTTTCGCCAAAGTCGCTATTGTCAGCTTTAACAAAATTCTTTTCAACCGCCGCTGTATTCCGCATTGATTTAGGGGCAGGAGATGAAGAACCAAATTCTTCAATCTGTTGACTCAAACCTAAAATAGTTGACTCGTTTGCTTTGATTACATCTAATAGCTCTGCTTCATGTATGGCGGCTGAATCAAGCTTTTGAGAACATTCTTTAATCAATACAGCAGCTGCAGTAATAAAGCCTTTAGTCAGTTTGTGTGATTCAGCGATGGCTTTTTCAATCGTATCAAAACGATTTTCTTTTTTCACTTCTTCAGCTTCTTCGGCTTTTTTCATTTCAACTTTTTCTTCGGCTTCTTCAGCGGGTGCTTCTTTGGCTTCTTCGGCTGGCGTTTCTTCAGCTTCTTTTGTTTCCGCTTCTTTGGCTTTCACAATCGTTTCAGTACTTGAATTAATATCAAGACCTAAAACTTCATATGCTTTTTCAATATCAGCGTCGGTAACTGTTTTTCTATTATTCATATTTGAAATTTTTAGTAGCAATGAATATATTTTTTCTGCTTTTTCAATATTAATACTTGGTACGTCTAAGAATATACGTTCCATTACCTCGGATTTACAAAAAGATTGATTTTTTATTTTCTTGTCGACCGATTCTTTAATCAAAGGAGCGGCTGTTGAAGTGTCCATTGATTTTTCTTCTTCGTCATCTTCTTCTGGTTCGGAACCTTCGCCTTTAATAATGTCAGCGAACGTTTGAGAGTTTTTAGGTTGGTGTGTTATAGCAACTCCCGTGATACTTGCTTTTGTGATAATTTTATAATCAGGGGATTTTTTATCGTTAGATTTTCTTTGAAGAACTTTACCTTCGATTGAGTAACCGAGGCGACGGGTTTTGCTATCCTTTGCTAATGTCAAAGCGAGCTCATATACGTCACGAGCTATCTTGCTAGATGGGTATAAATCAGTTTCAATATAAAGACCTTCGGGTCTTATTTCTCCTTTGCTTGGTTCTCCCACAATTGTAGCGGGTGCTCCTTTGGCTTGATGATGCCAATTTACTGTTCCGCTTTTCATCAAAGGTTCTATGTCAAATCCCTTAGGGTCTAAAAACTCCCCGTCTGAATCTTTATCCATAGTGGAAGCAATACCGCCAAGTCGCATAATTTCAACGCCTGTAGTTTCGTCAATAGCTTTTTCAATCGCTACTGGACACCAAAATTTAAAATCGTCTTTAAGTACTCGTTCCATAAAAAAAGGTCAAGAAAGTTATTTTGTAACTCTTGACCTTATTATAGCTGCTTGAACTTAAAACAAAGAAAATATTTTTTATTCAGTTCTAGTGCCGCCAGTGACATCAGCATCTTTATCAAAGAATTTCCCAATTCCTAAAATAACGGGAGTAGAGATTACAAGATATTGACCAATATCTGATATAGTGGCAATTTTTAAATATACAAAAAATAAAGAAACAAAAACATTTAACAAACACAATATTCCTATTACATTTGTTTTCCAAGATCTCCCTAATAAATTAGTCTTTTCCATAATATATAAATTTATTTAAATCCTGGCATTAATGTCGCATCCGGAACATAATCGGTGGGCTTGTAATTTTTATTTTGAGCCTCAAATACACGAGTAGACCACCCCTTATAATATTTCCAATTTTTAGGGTTTTTATTACATAAATTATAATATCTCAACAACCAAGAAAATTTGTACAATTCTATAAAATCGCTGTTGGTCATAAACGTTTTTAATTTGTATTCGTTTACGGTATTGTTTAAAGAATCTAACTTTTTTTGTTGCACTAATATGGTCTCTTGAAGTTTGTATGTTGAATACAATAAAGTATCATTTTGAGCTTTAAGCACAATGATTGAATCTTTCAGCGGCTTGTCTGAAGACAATGTCTGAATTTGTTTAGGAGAACACGCTGCAAAATTGATAGATAATAATAGCAATAAAATTATTTTTTTCATAAAGCATTTAATTTTGATATAAGTTCTGGGTCAACGACTCCGTCTTGCTTCACATGAACCAAACCTTCTGCCATCTTTATAGCTGGAGATATGCCGAGATTAACTGCCGCGTTTACTAATATCCCCGCAGTAGGTTGACTCTTTATACCGTTGCCTCCTATTTTATTCCAAAAATTCTTAAGGTAGAAACTCAATACGCTATCGTCTAATCCTGGAATTGAGCCCAAGTTTTTAGGGAAATTTGCTTTATCTTTTTTGGCAATATCCACATACTTCCACACAGGTTCGTTTGGCCAAAAGTTACGTGCTATTCCCCCGATTGTTTCCCCTCCCGAATCATTCTTATCATTAACATACCCCGTTCGTTTGTTTTTAGAATATCCTTCAATTGTGAGGACAGGTCTTATTGCTAAAAGAAAATCAGCCATTTTATTTTATTGTTAAAGATGTGAAATCAATACAATTTTTATTTAGAAAGTCAATTAATTTTGTGGACTTTTTTGAGTTATCTAACAACAGAAATTTTGATACGTCAGTTCCATCGTTTTCCAAGTACTCTTTAAATCCGTTTTCTAAAAGGTATATTTGAAACCCTTTGCGTATCGCTTCTTGATATTCGGTCTTCAAATCACTTATAAGCATAGTCTTATCCATATCCTCGATTAAATGTGGATATTCAAAATCTTCCATTAACGGAAAATCCCCTTTAAACGGGATAAGGTCGCTCGGCTTCTTTTTTAGCAAATAACCTTTTGCTAATGTGCCTACTGTTGAAACTAAATTGTAATCCATATAGTTTATTTTTTTACGATTATTTTACTTCTGTTTAACACTACCATAAATGAATTTCCCCGACCGTTTCCGTCAGGCGCTATTAAAGCGTCATACCCCTTTAAAGCGGCATAAACTCCTATGGCTTCACGATTGTGGTGTCTTGTGTTATCATATATCGCTGAATATACATCAGCATCCGCATTCTTTGGTTTCTTTAAAGCGTCTAATTCTTCTTTAGCCGTTACATTGGCTTTAAATAACGCATTTACTTCGCCTTTCATTGCCGCTACTTTATCTCCCATTTCATCCACTCCTTTTGTGACCGCTTTGTCGATTACCTTATAATGATTGTTCATGAACCATTCTTGAAATTCTTGAACAGGATAACTATACGGGTTGGTGAACGCATTCTTTTGTTTTATTGCATTATTTTCGTACCTATATTTACTAAACATCAAAGATGTCTTAGAGTTTGGCATTTTTAAAATAAATACATTTGAATTAGGAGCTTTTTCAGTAACCGTTCCCCCGTTTGACGTAACCCATTTAGTTATATTTTTACCAAAGAAATCGTCAAACTTAGGGTAATCGGGTTTATCATCGTCGTCTAATTTCCCCCAATCTATACTATCAATAGTAAGTTGATGGTCGACTAACGACGCTTCGTCCCAATGCATATCTGCTTTTATGTCAGCTGTTACTTTTTCGGTGATATGTAATAATTCGTCTTTCTTTATTTCTAGCTCTTTGTATAAATTGTCTACTTCCGCTTGCTTCGCCAAAGCTGCTTGAGTATCGAATGTTGTAAGTTTTTCAATTTCTTTTTTTAAATCTTCAATCTTAGCGACTTTGGCACTTTTGTCCATTGTACATTCCAATATCTGACCCCCGCTATGTGCATATTGGTGTGCGTGGGAATACGCGTCAGACTTTTTATAATCAGCTTCGGTTCTTTGTTTATTGGCTCCATCGTTTACATGAAAGTAAATACCTTGACCGTAATACCCCATAGTCCCATAAAAGCATTCATCTGTATATTTGAACTCGTCAGCCCAATATAAAGCGGTTTTCCCTCTTCCGTCATCAAGCCCCCTGAATAATTGTATATCCCCTTTGGCTATTTTATCCCAGTAATTCTTATGTTCTACTACCAACGGTCTAGCATCAAATCCGCGGGATTGACAAATAGTATCTAATAATTCCCAACCGTGCTTACCTGTGTTATTTAATTTGCCATCAGCACTTGAACCGTTAGCTTGAGACCAAAAATCCTTCAATTCATCATCTGAAAATTCCCTATACATGTCAACGTCCGGAAGTAAAGTCCTCGGTAAAACGGTACGGTTTAATTTCTTGTCCGCGTCTTCGATGTCTTTTTTTATTTTTTCAAGACTGCTAAAACGTTTAATCATAACGTCCGCTAAAACCGCGTCTCCCGATAAAGAAATAAAGTTTAGGACATCATCCTTTTTCTTTATTACTTCATTTATCTGGTCAACTTTTTCTTTATTAGTCAGATTACCTAAAACAGTAGGATTATATTTCAGCATACTGGCCCAATCATTGACATCATTATCAAATCCCTTCATGCCCCCTTGAGCCTTGTAAAACAAAGAACCCCCGTTATCAACTCGCACTAACCGACCCGCTGAATCAATTAATATATTGTCGTTTTTATAGACATCCCAATTTGATAATAGCGCATCGGCTGCGTACCCTTTAGCCATATCGGGATAATTAGAAGAATCCGGAACTTTAGCAAAAGGTATAAATTTGGACAACAATGTTTTATTTCCTTTACCGTCATCATACATTTCCATATCCGGAACACGTTGTCCGAGTATATGATAAAGTTGTGTCGCCATGTACTCGGAAGCTACGTGTCCGTTGGAAGTATTACTCCCCTTCTTCATCACGTATTGATTGCCCTTCGAGTCTTCAACCAACTGAGCCCCCGTACTACCGCCGAGTGCTTTAATTACCTTAAGATTGCTTATATCTTTGGGGAACATATCGTTTACATACGCAACATTCATATCCGCTTTTTTGCTTGTTTGTTTAGCGTTGCCTGCCAACACATGACCCTTGTATACTCGCCAATCGTATGTGGTTGTAGCGCCAGGAGTTAGAGTCCATATATATACAATTCCATCAACGTTTTTAGTTTGGCCAGGAAGTATTGCCTTGCATATTTCAACGTCTTGAGCGACTTCGTTTAAAAAATCGGCGATGGATTTTGATACATAAAGGTGGTATTCGTAATCATCCATAAAATCGTCGGACTTTATCTTATATGCGTCACAAGCCTTTATCAATGTATCGTAAGAAGAATCGTCCAGCGCAAACTGAGAGATCCTCTCCAATGCTACTCTATATTCATTCATGATTATCCTTCAGTTTCTTCGAACAATAAAGATTCAGCTTTTTCAATCGACATTTCGTTTATTTGGTCTTCAAACGATTTTTCAATTACTTCCGGAACGATAACCGTTTCTTGAAAAGTTTCAGCTTTTTCAAAAATTTCAACGCTTGAAACAAACTCATTATCGTCAGCCTTCGTTAAAACCTGCAACGCTTGAGTTTCCCAATCCTTGTCTTTTGTTCCTAAATATTTTTGAAAATTGGCGCTTTGTTTTCTTAGGTTGGCTCTAGTTGCAGTTCTGCGTTCGTTAAGTATCTTTGAGAAAGTTCGAGTGGTAAATTGTGCTGGGTCAATATTGTTTTCGTGCCTGATAATTAAATCTAGAAGTTCTTGACGTTCTTTGTCATCTTCGGCTGCATCATCCAAACGTGGAGCCGAATCAAATTCATAGTCTTGGAAACGACTTTTCATCGTTTCAATTGTTTCATGAATTGTTAAGTAAATTTCCGAAACAACCCCGCGGGACAAAATAGCTTTTGTGTCCTCGTTTTCAGACAAGGTATTAACGTCTTTATTCGTCATTACCATTATACGCCCCGTAAATTCAAAATTACTTTTTACATCGTCTGGGTCTCCGATAATTCTTTTTCCGGTCGCCGATGTAGCCTTTTTCATAACCGAAGCGCAATCGGCGCGGGTGATTACTTTATCCGTATCATCAAACAATATGATTTTCCCGTTGTGAGCTTTTAGGATAGTCAACAATTGTTTTCCCGAAGCTACGTCGGTTGCTTCAAAGATGTCATAATCTCCATCACCAGGAGTGTCGCCTTCTTGGAATGGTCTCATGTTCAATTCTTTTGCAAGTCCGTTGAAACCGTATGTTTTACCAATACCTGCTCCACCTGCTGAAATCATGAACCTTTGACCGTCGTTTTCAAGAAATTCCAAATACTTAGCATTCAAATCGAATATTACTTCGTCGGGTTGAATGTAGTTAGGGTCTTTTATTTTTTGTTTGTAAACAAATTTGTCGTAACGTATCCGGTCAGCTTTACCGATAAGTTTGTTGAATGTTTTTTGAACACGTGGGTCGTTTTTGTTCAAATACCATTCTTCACGAATAGCTTCTTGACCGTCTAAATCTACTTCTGCGCCGTCGGCGATATCGTCAGTAGAAGCCGCGGCAGGTTTAGCTCCGTTGCCGACCATTTTATTAATTTTGGCTTGTTTAGCCATGTGGTCGTCTAAAGTTCCAGTTGTGCTTATGCCCGAAATATCAACCCCGCGCTTTTCAAGCTCTTCTCGAGCAATGATACGTTGTTCAGCTTTCGCATTCTTTGCTCCGGCAAATGTTATTAATTTTGAATCATCGGTTTTAGAAGCCCATTCTTTCAGGGTATCGTTACTCATTGGTTTAGCGGTAGAACTCGAAGTCACGCTCCCCCTTCCGCCTTGTTTACGCCAATCTTCTTTGCCTGAAGTTAACAACGTCCAAACTAAAGAACTATCTTTAGGGTGCACGTCGCCTATTGCGTGTGCTTTCTTAATAATATCATCTTTATTCATGCCAATAGTTTTTATTTTTACACATGACAATTAATAGTTGATTCTATTCTGTTTCGAACTCGATTGGTAAATGTATCCCGAAAAAGTCTTCCATAATCTCACGAGTAACCCGCGTAACCGTATCAGAATCTTCGCCCCGACGCAATTCTTTATTGACTAACTTTTTGCCGCCTTTAATTAACCGAATAGTTTCTTCAGCATTTTTTACAGCGTTGAACAATTCCATTACCAAGTCAAAATTATGCTTCGTATCGATTAAATATTGCTTCTGAGTAATTTCCCTTTCAGCCTTCTTTAAAGCTTCAGCAAACTCCTTAGGAGTGGCATTCCATGGTATTATTACCGCTCGTATGTTTTCAAACAACGGGTCGTAAATTTCTTTTGTCGATTTTTCAAGCCCTCGGTAATCTCTCAATACTGGATAACACCCGTTCAACATTGCTTCGATTATAAACCCGTTGATATGCGTACGACAATATTGAGCATAATGGCGTGCCCACGATGGGTCTACGGCAAATTTAGTGCATTGCAATCTGCGAGTTACTTCGACACTACTCACTAAACCAATATAATGCATACCGAACTTCTCGGCTCTATTCCAAACAGTAATTTTTTTATCGTATTCTTCAGGTAAATCAGGGTCGTACCTAATGTCGCAAATATAATTTTCTTTGACCTTATCTGGAGAAGTCATATAAGCTTGTTCAATGCCGGAACCAGCGACTGTTATGGAATAAGTCCCTTGAATAACATCGTAGTTCATATACGGAACCGCTCTTAATAAATCCTCAACCCGCTTCATGCTCTTGAATATGTGAGCGGCAAAGAAATCCTCTTTTCGGTCTTTTAATAAAACAACAGGCATTTTTGAGTTTTCGTCCAGATAACGCGGGTTCAAAAGCAATACCCTCGGCATATCTATATTTTCACAACATTGGTACGCCGCAATATGAGCACATTCCAAATAAAGTATCTTTTCGTGAAGAGCCGAAACATTGGACGCCCTGATATCGAAGTACGCGTCATGAACAATGAACACTTGTTTTATCTTAGAAGGTAGGTCAAAAAACTTCCACCAAAAACTTGTATCTTTATGACTCCAAACTGAGCTTTTTGTCGGTACGAAATTCCAAAGTATCAAGTCGGCGTCTTTAACTATCTCGTTCCAACGTTCAAGAGCGTCAGGCTCATATATCCCTATCTTGTTAGTTGGAGGTAAATAATACCCGTAGTAGTTATTCTTCCAATAACCTGTCGCTTCACTTATTTCGTACCCGCCGTTTTGAGAATTGATTTTCTGTTTTGACTCAAACGAACCATCCGCTAATTCAATTAGCGATTTGTCGTATGCTTTTTGTTTAGTAGACGTTGGGGATATTTGTATAATGTCGATGTCGTGGCCAAGATGTTTGAACGCCTTGACTTTTGACTCAACGTGTTCAACTATCCCGCCATACTTCATTATTTCGAAATCTGCAATAAAAATCTTCATTACTTTGTTTTATTTACGTAAATTTCTTCAGGGAGCATTTTCTTTATGTAGCCCTGCTCAAACCAAAGTAGCCCTGATTGGCTCTTATAAAACCTTTTCGCGAGGTCAAATTTTATGTCGTGAATCTCAACCGTCGGGATTGACTTGTAAAGTTCAAAATCTACCAAGCTGTTTTCAAACTGCTCTTTTGCCCGCTTCTTATACGAATGAGGAAATTCTCTATAAAAGTAATTTGCTTGAGCTGAAATTAACCAATGTACAAAATAATGGAAAGGGTGCGACTGCCCGAAAGGAGCTACAATTTTATAATCGGGATTTATCTTTTGAAATTTCCTGATGAAGGCATACAAAGCTTGAGAAATTTCAGTCAACTTATCTTCTCCCCAATATTCTGTCAAATAATTTAGGGCATTCTCGTGATTAACGGTTTTAAACTGTTTAAAATACCCGTAATAGCTTTGGTCGTCGAACTCTACTGTCAAGTGGTGAAAAGGTATGTTCAAGAACTCATAAAGGTTCTTATCTTCTTGTATACGCTTTGCATTATTTTCAACGGTCAACACTTGAACTTCGTACCCTTCTCCCAATAGTGCGTGCGCACAACTAAACAAAATATCATCACTGTGCGGCTGAATTAGCAATAGCTTTTCTACTTTTCCCATTTTCTTTTTACAATTATTTTTGATAAAGGTTGATTCTTTTTTGTTACTGATTGGGCCAATGTCCGGACTTCATCGCTTATTTCCGGAAGTGTCTTTTGACCTGTTGGATCTGGAAGTAATCCAACTCGCATGCTTAAATTTGTACAACCTAAACATGGTGAGAAACTTCGTTCCTTATTATACAACATAACTCTGGCGGCTTGAAAACGTTCGTGGTTCCACAGCGCGTCAATTTCATAGTCAAATATACTGCCAATTGGATAAGTGCCTCTGAAGTCGTCGCAACATAAAGCCACATTTCCATCCCAGCGAAAAGACATTTCCCTAAACGGCATAGTGCAACGTTTATGTTGGTCTTTGTTATCCAATGGGAACGCTGCTCCACAATGGTTAGTTAGGTTACGAACTAATGATATTTGTTCGGTACGTATTGGCGGAACAACTAAAATACGGAACTCTTTTTTGTCAGAGAACATTGGTATCCCTGCTTTGAGATATTGTATGTCTTCCTTGCCATCCATCTCCTTAACAATTTTTGACCAATCTCCTTCGTCTGAATAGTTGTCTAACAATAGATGGTTGATGCCTGCTTCTTTTAAAGCTTCTATTTTTTCGTGTATGAAATCTTCTTCTTTTGCGATACCGTACCCGTTCGTTATTAAATGAAATATTGTCTTTGGCAAAGCAAACCTGAAAATACTAATTATGTCCAATAATTGCGGGTTCAAAGTTGGTTCCCCGTGCATTGCGAAGATTATCTTACTTGGCCAATTTGCTTTAGCTATTTCGCCCGCTATTTCTTTTGCAGTCTTTAGCGTCATAAAATTCCAAGGAGTAGTACCTTTTTCTCGCATTCCCCTTAACCCGCAAAAACTGCAACCAAGATTACACCCCTCGGTCGGCTCAATTTGTATTGAGTATGGGGCATGTTGTAATTCTAAATCTTCTAATGCCATAATGTATTAATCTTTTTTAAAAATTTCAAATATATAGCCAGTTGACGAACTGTAAATCGTTGCCTTTGGTTTATCCATCAACTCTATTTTTCGGTTAGTGAAAGGCATGTCTTTTAGTTCTTCGCTACTTATAGAGGCAGTAATTGACATGTCTTCGGGAATCTTTATGCCCGACATTGCTAAATTTATAGCAAATTGTTCAACTTCGTTTAGTGTCATAATGTATATTTTTCTTTATTAACTCTGGTGACAAAAATGGGGAGCCTTTTCGCGGCTCCCCTTGGTTCACGTCTTATGCTACTGCTCTGAGCGGTGCATTAGAAAAGTTGATTGTTTTGCCCGTTATAGACAACGACTTTCTCTTTTTACCCTACTTATAACGCTGTCAAAACCAAACAGCCCCGTATAATTGTAACTAACATTCCCGTAGTCTAAGGCATAATCGGAATGCAGTTGCCTTCTGTTAGTTACTCCTCTGGCGAAGGATGTGGAGCTGGAGGGAGTCGAACCCTCGTCCAAACGTATTTCAAATAAACGTCATAGATTGTCGTGTAATATTAATAACCTTGGTAGTTATTTTGTGACTTTTATGTCAAGCTTCACACCTTGAAGTCTTGGATTTTTAGCAATATATTTTGGAGCAATAGAGAACGCCCGTAAACCTGAATCCCAAAGATAACCTTTTTGCTTATGGTTTATTGTGCAACGACAGTACGGGTGAACTGGAGAAATTGTCGCCTTATAATCAGCCGCCTTGAGTCCTATGTTATTCCCGTTCGCTATTACATCATCCAATACATAAACTATCGGTTCGCTATTTGGGTCTTCTGGGTCTGTCAAGTAAAGCTCTTTGCAATGTTTACAAGCTCCTTCATAAACATCAAAATAGACTTCGGAATCAACGCCGTGGTTCTTTACGATACTTTGAGCTATTCCGGAGTTATACGCTTCGTGTAATAAGTAGTAAGCAATACGCAGCCAATCCCTTTCCCAGTCCTTAGTCGCTTCCCCAAGTTCCGCTGCTAGAGTACGCCCGCTTTTTCGTAATTCGACAGCCTTCGCCGCCTTATCCTTGATTAACGCCTTTATTTTGAATTGGTTCTTTTGATTGCCACGAACTATGATATTTGAAGTACCTTGTCTGATACGACTACCCAGCCCACCAATATCATTATATGCTCGGTTCTTGATTTGTTCAAGAGCAAATCTTTCTTGTTCGGTCAAAGGTATGAAGTTACCAGAACCTAAAAACTTTGTAAACTGCGAGTAATTCAATCCCTTTGCTCTTTTAGAACCTAATGCGTCGGACAATATTCCAAAGTAGAATGCATGGTCTATTATACCTTGACTATTCTTATACAAATTTACGTCAATTCCGGAAGCTAGAAGTAACGCTTTTTCGTTAGCCGACAGATAATTGTATCCAAGTTGTTTACCCACGAATATGCATTCCCACCTTTTGAGTATTCCGAGTATATCTTGTATTTGGTTATTGTTGAATATCATTTTTTGATAGGCTTAATAATTTCGTTGATTAATTTTTTGTACCTCGAATTAATCTTTTTGTCCAATTCTTCGAATACGGTTGGCAATTCCTTTTTCAACCAATCAGGCGCGATAAAATAATGCATAAAATTTTCTGCAAACACTTCATTGCTCTTGCTAATCTCATAAGGGCTGCTTGCGTGCGTAATGGTTTTAGCAAACCCCTTGTACCCCTTACTTTCAAAGTGGTCATAATGATGTCCTAATTCATGCACAAACGTATTTGCATCCAATTTGGAAGGCATAGAGATAGTATCTATCAAATCATGTCCAGCTATATTTCCAGAGCCGCCGTTGTACTCCCTCAACACCAACTTTAATTTAATATCCCTTGTTATTTTTTCAGCTTCATCGAACGAAATTTCAATATCTAAATTAACAGGCTGTTCTAAATTTCTTAGTTGATATATCTTCTTAGCGTATTTTATGTAATTGTCAAAATTCAAAAAATCTGTTTTGTGCTTAATGTCTTTTAAATTCGCACTTTGTATATAACTATCATCTTTGTCTAATTCATCATAATTAATATCGAATTTAGTTTTTAGCAAATCTTTGTATTTTTGATACTTATCAAGTTTCGGATTTAACGAAATAATATCTATGTACGCTTGAGCTTCATCATTTATTTCGTGTTTCTTAGCAGCGGGTTTCGCATCGCTCTTGCTGACATTACGCCAATCATACTTCCCTGAAGGAAGCTGTTTCCAGACCCATTTACCGTTCGGATGAATATCTCCCACGTTATGCCCCTTTTCAATGTCGTTTTCTTGCGCCTTATCGATGTCCTCGTCTTTGGTGTCGACTGCCGCTGATTTAGCGATATACTTTAACACATCCGCAACCGCCCCCGACAAATTAGTGTTGTATTCTGAAATGAACTTGTTTTCATATTCAGTTACAACTTTGAAGGGTGAAGGTATGAAATGTGAATCTTTCTTTGCCATATTATTTATCGCCTTTTTTGCTTTTTGATATTTCAACCGCTTCAGTCAGATATTTGTAATAATCTAAATAACCAGCTTTTTCTTGGCTCAACTCTTTATAAAAATCTAGAGACCTTTGTATTTTTTCGTCATCAAATTTAGAAACGAATGGCGCAAACATATCTGGCCATAAAGGTCTTTCGCCAAGCATGTTGACTAAATCGTCTTGTTTTATTTTTTTGCTTATTGCCAATTCGACTTTTCTTAATATGGCATATCTCGCCCCATAGTCTATATCTCCAGCTTTCGTGCCCTCATCGTAAATTCTTTGAGATTCTTTTAATTGGTTTGCTAACCCTTTAAAATCAAATCCGCTTTTTTTATCTTCAACGTCTTTTGAATCAGGTTTTTCATCAAACTCGTACGAAGCTTTTTCGTGAGCATTACGCTGGTCGGTCAAGCTTTTTGCTGATTCTTTAGCTTCCGGAGTATCAACGCCCGACAGTTTCTCAATTGCTTCATTGAATGTTTTCACATGTCCAGCGTGTTCTTCCTTTGTCATGCCCATAGAAGATTTCTTGTCCATGCTGACCCCGCGTTTCTCGAGCTCTTTCTTTGCAGCTGAAACTAACTCTTCTTTTGCGTCTTTTGATTCCAAAACCTTTTTCAAAGTTTCAGTATCGGTCGTTGCAGCATGTTCTTCAAGTGTCTTCGTAATCGGCTTCTTCTTGCCGTTTTCGTCCAACTCAACTTTTTTGTTGTCTAAAAATTCTTTTGCCTTTGCTTTTTGTTCTGGAGTTGAATCATCTGAATCCATAACTCGCCTTGCTCTTATGGTTTGTTCAGAAGAAGCTGCCGACTTGACTTTCTTTGAGTCAACTTCGTTACCGTCTTTCTTTTCAGCCCCATACTTTTGTCCAACTCGGTTGAGTTTTTTGTTTTCCGGAGTATTTGCATAAACTCCGCTGCGAGATTTTTCAATTTCGTCTTCAAACCCCTTTAATATGTTTCTTCTTTTATCGTCTCCAATGTTTAACATGATTTTGCGTGTTTAGAATTTTATACCAACATTTATTGTGTACCCTACTTGAGGACCTGAAACACCAACGTAACGTATTGCCGAAGCCCCAATCATATACTTTTGACCTAAATCAATCCCCGCTTGCACCTGATTCAAACTTAAATCTATCGACGACCCGACCATACCGTAAAACTGAATTGCCGGAATACGAGTTATGGTATTGGTGGTCGTTATGTATTTAACAATCGGTTGTATGGTTGATTTTGCTTTTATTATTTTATTTCCCACAACTTTTACATCAACCTTAAACGTACCTAAACTGTCAGTTGAATAATCAAGATTGTAATCTCTTTCTAAATGGTAATCAGCCAAAATTGCTGTTGTGTCAACCTTTTGAATAATTGTTTTACCTGCTACAGCATACGGAACGGTATCATGCACCGCATAAGGAACTGGGTTATCCAATGTTTTAATAATCTCGTACGGAACTTTCTTAGTTACCGTTACCGTTTTAGTGTTTATTGCAGTTTTTACTGTTAAACGCCCCGTAAACAATCCAGCGAAAAATAAAACTACGATAGTGATTCCTGCGGTCAAAAATTTGTTTCCTGTTGTCATTTTTCTTCTTGTTTAAAATAGTTTTCTACATCGTCTTCGTGTACTCCTAACTTATGAGCTATTTCGCCTGACAGTAATTTCTTCATCATTTTTACCGCTGGCAAATCAGGCTTTATTATTAACATATGAGCGCATACAGAAAAGAACTCGGCTGCACATAATAACGCTGTTACGAAAACAGTCCCTATACTTATGTCGTTGTTGATTAAAACTTTTTCTAAGACCAACGGCATAAAAAATAAAACAAAATACATTACCAATTTCACCGCTGTTGAATAAAGCGCGATGCTTATTTTAAATTTACGAACCTTCAAAGAAGACCAACACCCAAAAAATAAATCGATAAAAAGAGCCAACAGCACCCAATGAAATAATTGCGCCTTTACGCCAAACGTTGCGGCAACGAACATCATAAACATCATCCCCCAACCCATGACAGTACTGAAAATAAGTCTTAGTTTTAAGACTAAATCGTCTATTGTTAAAACAACTTTTTGAAAAGCATTCAATTCCATCTCATATTACTATTTTATGCAAATTTATAGCCCTGTATATCTATTTATTTGTACACAACTGTGCTGTCTATGCTATAATCTTCGGTCAAATCGCTGGTCGGTGCTAAGCTATTTATCGACACTGAATAATCTACCCCAGCCACAGCATTTTCCTGCTGGTTAGCGGGATTATACACATCGTCGATAATGTATGTTTCCGATTCTACTCCTCCAATTGGTATGGTTATATTATGGTCTACGGTGACGTCTGGACCAGTCGTCCTAGCGTAACCTATTATATTAGAAACTAATGCGCTACCAACCGCCTCGCTGCTAGTAGCCTTGATGTGTATCTGGTCTCTAAATGGACCATCAGTTTGGTCATATTTAACAAACAATACATTAAGCGTTATCAAATTTTGTATTTTGGTAGACCCCGAAACAACCAAAGTGTCATCGGATATCAAAGTCAATGCAACCACATCCAGTTTTAAAATTTGGTTTGCTGCGTATGTAGTGGCAAAATATCTCCAAATCGATGCCGAATCGCTTTTATGAACTTCTGCCGCCCAAACTGTTGATGATACTTTAGTAATGCGTAACCAAAGAGGATATTGTCCAGCCTTGAATATAATTTGTATTATTGGACGTTTTGAAGAAATAAAGTCGGCTTGAGAAGCCCAAATATTCATAACATCGCGTACAGAACTCCAAGCGTATGAAAAATCTGCGTAATACACTTCTACAGATTCACCAACTGCTAAGTTTTGAGCTAACCAAGTTGATTTATCTCCGGAAAGTTGTTTCCTGTAAGTCTTGGAAAAATTGCTAACAAACGCATTAGTGTTATTTATTTGAGCTTGCGTTTTTCTGAAAGCCGAATCCACGCTGTCATTGTTGTTTATGGCGGAAACAGAAGAAGATGGGGAAAAATCAAGCGACAATTTAATTCCTGTCGCTTCTTTAAATTTGTTTATCCAGCGTTGAAACTTGGACACTATTATTAACAAAGAATCGTTTAATAATATGTCCGTCGCTTCTCCCGTTGCGACAAGAGATGGGACTGTCTTTGAATAAATCTCATTAGACGAAGTTTGATTATTAATTTCTTCAGCGGTCTTAGCTACAATACTTTGATAGTTAGAACCTATCGCTGTTGTATCTCGGGACACCAAATCCATGTCGGTATCATATTTTTCTTTAGATACAAATCCCCCCGCCTTATCTTTCCAAGAATCCAACGCCCATTTGAAATTGAAATACAATCCATTATTCCAAGATATCAAATTGCCTTGACCCTCCGATATCAGCTTAGATAATTTGTATTTTGCTAACGAAAATATCCCCTCGACTTTTGATTTACCGAAAATATACCCATCAGTAAAATCAAAGTCGACTTCATCAAATGTGAATATTAATTTCTTATTGGTTAAATCAAACACGCCTGCCAAATCATCAATCAGTAAATTAGATGACGTAACGTGGTATTGTATGTTAGTTCCTAAATCATCAACAACGATATTTCCTAATGCGTCTGTGTATTGAACCTTGGTGGTTGTAATTGCAACTGCTATCGCATTTAATTTATCTGTTATTCTATAATGAGCCCCCAATGACAACCCATCACCCGAAGCAAGATTAACTAACTCGCTGTATTGAATAACGGATATAATTTCTTGCTTCAAAACAATCCAATTCAAAAGAAAAAAATCATAAACTTTATGACATTTCTGAGAAGGGGTTGTGTCAAACCAAATTAATGTAGTATCTTCCGGAGCGTTAGCTCCTATATACAAACCTGAAGTATCAGCCATGATTTTTATTTTTAGCGAGTGTAAACGTAATCGGATCTGTCATTCCAAACCGAAATAAAATCCATTGTTGATTGCGCATATTCAACGATCGTCACAGTTCCAGTAACGGTAGTTTTTGATATCCTCCAACCTGCTCGAGATGGGTCTGTCCCTAGAGGTGCATACCCTTTATAAGTACCGCCCACTTGAACATCTACGATAGGTTCTGGCATGGTATCGCTCAAAAGTTGTACTATTGGTGCGTTAGTTTTTTGTACTTCCATCTTCTTCTTGTTTTAAAAAATTGTCAAATGCTTTTATAAATGAATTGTCTTCTGCTTTTTCTGAATCCTCGTCGTCGTTGTCGTATTCGCTACCTGAAGCGTCCTCGTCAACAACAGCTTCGTCAAATGGGTTATAAGTATCTTCTCCAGCTCCATTCATATTTGCTTGCTGTGTAGCCTGAGCGGCTTGTGTCTTAGCCGAAATATAAACTGCGTTTTCGATTATTTCACCTTCTTCGCCAATTGGTTCAAGTTCCCATTTCTCGCGGATTTCATTAATCTTCATGAAACTTCCAAGCTTCTTCACGTCCAAATCAACCTCTTCTGAAATGGTCATTCCATTTAACCCTACGAATTGGAACTCAAATTCGGGATTTACTTGTTCTACAATGTATTTGTTTATTTTACGTTGAAGAAATTTCAACAGCGGATATAACCCCTTATCCTTAGAATTTTTGAGACGTTCAGCTTGACTTCCTTCAAACATTCCTCCGCCACCCGATTTTGATATGTCCCACCCTATTTCAGTTGGGTCAATAGAATAAATGGCACATGCGAGTTTTATTAAGTATTCAATCCAAGCCGTATATTCCATATCCCGATTGTTCTTCTGCAAGTCAATCCAGTCTATGTCGCCTTCTACCACAGGAGTCTTCCAGCTTTGCATAACGCCCGTAATCATAGATTGCCATTGTTGCTTAAATTGTTGAAGAGACGCTTCGTTGACATTACCCTTAACACGCAACAACCCTTTAGGAGCCGAACCTTGTGAAAAGAACCTACGATTATACTCATCTCCCCACAACATGGAAGTAACTACATTTATCAATTCTTCAAGTTCTGAAGTGCCATACCCGTTTGCGTAAATACTAGACGAAGGATTACGTACACCGAAACACATTTCCCAAGGCAAAAATTCGCTTACTACTGCGTTTTGATATATTTGTACGTACGACGGTTTATAACCCTTTACCATCTGCCCTAGCATACGGTCTTGATTCGTAAAGGCAGTATTCCTTTTAAAGAAAACGTTTGTTGAATTATTGTCGAAGTAAGACTCAGCCATTCTGAAAGATGAAGCGTCCGTCGCCATAAATTGAGTAAGTTTCCCCCTTCGGTTACGGATGCACTCAAAAGTCATCTGGTCGTAAACTAATGAATCATCGACAGATTTTCGTATGAACGTATCAAAGTCATCGTGTTCCCAAGAATTAACTTCCCCGCAATTTAGAATAAAGTCAGTTATCGCATTAGCTATCCTTTTGTCCTTATCATCCATTTTAGAATTAACCCCAAACTTCGGTTTCTTGCGAATTACGAATCCCGTTGAATACTTGTCGGATTGAGGCTCGGCAAAATCAGCAATTTGATTCTTACGAGTTTTTATTATGGCGTTTATAATGGGAGCTTTTGACATCCGTTTCAGCGTGGTGTAAGATAGCGAAAACGGTTTATCCTTGAATCCTAACGAGCTTTGAAATTCGAGAGGGTCTACAAAGAAGGATTTTGAATCATCGGGTTGTTTAGGTTGTATAGACGCTAATGAATTAGCCGCCTTTATCATGTCGTCTGGATGGTCTGACTTTAACGCCTTTTCGAGCGTCCTCAGTTTTTTATAGTGTAAAAGCTGTTCCGCCTTTTCTATCGCTTCAATTTGTGTCGCTAATTTGCCAGCCATTTAGATAATTAAATTTAGTTTCATTATCTATATAACTGCTAAACCAATTTTAATTTTGCGAAGATCTTTATTTTCACAAATTACATATTTGTCAGTCAATGTTTCGTGAGTAGCCAACACCGCATCCTCAATATCGTATAATTCGGTATCATCATCAAAGCTACTGAAAGACTCAAATTCTTTTAGTTTTTCCCAAATAGAGTCAAACTCTTCAATGTCTTCAATGGTCATAGCGCTAAAATCTGAAAGAAATACCAAGTCTTTAACTTGCGTATCCATTTCTCCTGCTAACAACTGCAAGTCTATATCTAAATTAATAGTTTTATAATCGTTCCACTTCATGTCATTTACCGATTACGCCCGTTGATTGTGGTACAAATTTAGACCTTTGTTTGCCTTCTCCAATTGTCATTTTCCAATACTTTTGAAATTCACATAGCCACATCTCTATCTGATGCAATGTGATATTGCATTCCTTGTCTGTGTAGTATTTACCTTTATCTTTATTCCAATAGAGGTAAGGCATCGAACCGAACCTCTTCAGCTCAACTTCAGCTAAATCTCTAAGCATATAGATTCCTATTTTTTGAGCCTTCCCTTTTAAGTTAGGGAAAATTAACCGTATCCCCACGCTAGCGCCAGGACCGACATTGGTGTAATCGTCTTGAGTGAACTTCATGAACCTTCGATTTGTGTAGCGAAAGATGTAAGTAAAATCTTGATAAAATTCGTGCGCTATGAAATCAGCAACCCCAGGATATGACTTCAAATGTTTAATTATATCTTCCGGAGTTTTAGCGGTCAAAACTGTCTTTACTATGTTGTTGATATTTTTATGAAGCGTTGGGATTACAACTCGAGTATAACAATAATCGCGGGTGTGGTGAGGTGAGGCTTGTGAATTTATTAGATAAGCGTTGGTGAAAGGGTTGGCGTTGCAATCTCTTACTTCTTGTATTACTTCAGCAAAATCATCTTCATCAAAATCTTCCCAATTCTGGATACCCGCCTTCCAGCCGCGAGTCATTACCGCATATTCAAAAGTATTGGGATTGTTAAAATAGCGAAAGAACATTATCTTCCATATCAGGTTCCGGAGCGATAAACTATCATCCAGAATAATATTCTTGATTTGCCATTGTGAATTTTTATCCAACTCACGATAAACGTTTGTAAACTTTGATTCAGATAGTATCTTATTTTTAGTCCATGGCGCGGGAGTCTTGTCTATAAAACGTTTCTTCCATACATTTTGGCGCTCAAACATTACATTGAAAAACAATTCCAGATTTGGTCTATAAACTTCCAAATCTTCTTCAGGCAAAGAACTATGCCAACTATTTCTTTCAAACATACGCTATTTAATTTTTTCTTGACCTAATTATTAATTCTCTTTTTGCTTCGATATTGCCTTTGGAAAGAAGTTTTATTATTACTTCTTTCTTCAACTTAATAAATGGTCTTCTATAAGAATTAATTAATTTAGTATCGGACAATGTAAAATTACAAGTGTTTTTTATGCAGATTGGTTTGTTTGCAAAATGAACTGAAAACTCAGGTTGATATTTGTTACCGTGAAAACCGTGTATGACGAATAATATATCGCCCCATACGCTTTCATTCTTTACAATATCGCCCTCCTTAAAATACCCGTGAATTGACTCCATGCTATATGACTCTTTTTATTTTATAAAACTTTGAACTAAAAAGAAGAGCGAACTTCACAGCCCGCTCTCTCTCAATTGACAAATCTTAAATTTAACCAAATCACCCTATGAAATTATTTTCCAAACCCAAATGCAATAACCTGTCTTGGTGACAACTCGTAACTTGAAGTATCTTTTATTTCTTGAAGCAATTCGCAAGCCTTAATATCAGTCATGATATTACAAATCTTTGAAACCGTGTCGTTGTATTTTCTGCGCGTATCAGCTTCAGCTTTTGAGGCAGGGCAACAATTTGGTTTTGACTGTGCGTCGGTTACCGATAGGCTTTCAGCCACAGCGCCGCAATTTTCTTTTAAATTCGTGTCTTCCCAATCGTACACCTTGAAGGGAACTGACAGTTTCATGTCTTGTGTCCACCAAGGCGATACGTCTTTGGTAGGAGCTGCTCCGCAATCTTCAAGTAAAGTATTAGCAGCGGCGGTTTGAACGGCAAGGTCGGCATTTAAAGCGGGTAAAACCCCCGTATTAATCTGATCTTTTATTTCCTTGCCAGTTTTACTGAACTTTATACCACCGTCGTTCATTGCATACAGAATATCCGACTTCTCTACGTCGTCAACGGGTGCACCTTGAGTATCATCTTCGCTGACTGCCTTTTCAAAAGGGTTTTCGTCGACTTCTTCGACAACCTCAACCGCCTTTTCAATTTCGGCTTCGTCCACGTCGTCAACTGCTTTTTCAATGTCAACCTCAGCGGATTTTGCTAAATTAGATTCAGCGTCATCAGCTTTCAGCTGGTCTGAATTTGTAAAACCGTTGGCGATATGTAACCGCCGCGCTTGTTGCGCTTTTCTTATTTCGTCTCCTACGTTCATGGTTTTATGTTTTATCTGCGTTTTATTCTATATGATACTGAACCTGAATATTCGTTATCTTCGTAATCATCCCAATCGCCGTCCGATTTTCCTTTCTTCATCAAATCAGAAAAACTTGTAAACCCTCCTCCGAATGGATTCCACACAGAGGTTGTGTCTACCCAAAATCCTTTTGGCGGAGAAATTAAAGCTTTTGCGGCTGCCTTGCGAGTTGCATCCGCTACAGTTCCTCTTTTTGAATCATAAGACACGCCCAAGGCAACTATACCCTTGCCTACTTTCTCAGTATAAAATTGATAATTGTTATCGTTTTGTTTACTGTAGTGGTCATTTATGAGTTTTAATTCTTCTTTGGTAAATGGGTCGTCTGATTTAGGTTTATCGGCTTCTTTTGTTGGTTGCTTCTTGATAACGTCCGTATCCGTTTTTGGGGTTGGTTTTGTTGTAGTGCGATGCGATAATATCTCGGCTTCCCGCTTTTTCATTGATTCATATTTTTTAGCGGCAACTGGGTTTTTGGTTGCAAAGTCAGGAGCATTGACAGGATATTTTTTTCTATAATTAGCTATGTCAACTCTCAACCCTGTATATTCAATTTCTTCTTTATCCGAAGCTTGAGCTGGCTTGCCTCCGATAGCCTTATCATGATATTGTTTTGAAGACGGGTCGTCTCCGTTTCTATCATCGCTGTCGTCTTGTTTCCCCGCTGAGTGTGTCTTGTTATCAGGCATATGAACATAAGGTTTGTTTGGGTCTGCATTAGCAGCGGGTTTTGAACCCGTCTTAGCTGCATTTCGCCAATCGTACTTACCTGATGGAAGTTGAGTCCAAACCCATTTACCGTTGGGGTGAGCGTCTCCCACATTATGACCTTTTTCAATGTCGGTTTCTTCAGCCTTTTCGATGCGGTCTGAACTTGAAACCACGAACCCCTTCAAGATATTCATCTTGCGGTCGTTTTGCGCCCTTCTAATGTCGTCGTTTATGCTCATAATTATTTTAATAACATACCGTAAAATTGTTCTAATGTGAATGCCTTATTATAGTTGTAGTTTTCTTTTTGGTTATTCACATCATCCAACATATTTTCTAACAAGCTTTTCCCATTCTTCGTTTGATAGTCAGTATTGTTGTAGACTGAAAGGTTCAACCATGTCATTTTCAAATTGAATAACACCTGTCCTAAAACTACCTTTTCGTCTAACTTAGCATATTCAGAGAACCGCCCCGCTAACCATTGTGACATTTTTATCAGGTCTGGATTGTCATGTACAAATTGAGGATATGGCTTGATTGATGTTACGAATTTTTCAAACGCCTTCTTGCCGAACCCCTTCAAAAGTTTAGGTATATTGTCGGAAGTGTCTCCCAATATCACCTTACCTAACAGAACCTGTATTGGGTCAATTTCGTTGACAGGTAAATTCATTTCAAAGTACCGCTCCCATTTATTCATATTTTCCGGAAGGCACGTCATCATTAACCGATTGGAAGCGTTGCAAAAGCAAGATACATTTTTAGTGCACATTTGAGTTATATCTGAATCGCCTGTAACGATTACCAATTCTTCGTCCAATATGTAACCGAAGTACAAACTCCAAACATAGAGAAGGTCATCACCTTCGGCTCCCCAAACTCGGCTCACGATTAACCCCTTCTTGCGAAGTAACGCTTCGAACTCATCCAACACTTGCAGAAACAACTTATAGAAGTCGTCGCGCACCTTTGTCAGAGCGTACTTATAATCGTCATATAAGGAATAACGCCAACTTGAGCTGTCAATTACGAACGCAACGCGGTCAATGTCCTTAAATCGGTTGAGAGTAAAGCACATATCGATTACGCACTTTCGCAATAAAACTTGTTGGTTTTCTTTAACAGATAAAACCGAGGACATATCTTGCCCTCGGTAATAAGTTGTAAATACGTTATAAACTTTGTGAAAAAGGAAATTTCCGTCAAATAGTATATTCATTTGAGCATTTTTATTTTGTTAATTTGGTCGTCCTTTGATTCTTTAACCGCTTTATTGATACTTGTATTCTTGCCGTCTTTAACTCCGTGCATGAATATGTTGTTAACCTTAACGTTGGTTTGACGCCCCTTATTCATTTTATATTTGGTAGCCACAAACTCATCAATCGCCGCATCATTGCGTAAAACCAGAGCCGTTACCTTACCTGCAAAAATGGCGTCTTGGGATTTATCTGCATTTGCTTCTTCTTGAAACTTGACATCAAGTCCGGAAACACAACCGCCAAGATAATGACGTAAATAAGTGTCGAGACCGATTGGCTTAAATTTGAAATCAATTGTGTCCTGATATAATTTGTATTTCAACTTTCCTAATTCCACGAACCGTTCGCAAAGCATGGTGTGTAACCATTTCACAGTTTCCATGTTTTGAGGCAGACCCAAAATCAACATACGCCTATCTTTGCGGTCGCCGTGAATAAAACACTTACAAAAATTCCATTTGCAACATACGTACATCAAGCGAAACTCCCAATCACCGCCTATGAATTTATACTTGTACCAAGAGTCCATGTTTTCTTCAACTCCAGCTTTTGGTTTATCCTTCAAATCGAGTTCATCGATTGACAGATTATAACTGAGTAATAAACGTTGAATGGCGGCTGCTGCGGCTGTCGCTTCGTTTTCATTACCCACCTTGATTGCACTTTCCTGAAGCTTGATGAGCTTGCGTAATTTGTTCTGAATTTGGTCAATTTGATTTACAGTTTCCATTTATTTGTCATTTTATGGATTAATACTATTTGGATTACGATACAAAGATATCGCTTTATTTGAATACTACCTAATGTTTTATTGATTATTTTTCGCTTAGAGCCAAGATTTAACTATTCGCATTTAAAATCGGTTACAAATCCTAAATAATGTTTTGCCCGCGTATATGCCACATAAACCAGATTTCGTTCTTGTTCTGCCATCCAAGGAATTTTCATACAATGTTTCAAGTACATTTTATCTTCACATATGATAAACACCTTATCAGATTCGAGCCCTTTGGATTTATGAATGGTTGACAAACATATACCGTTTTTATTGTCGTCTTTGAAAATGGTTTCAATGCGCGAAATAACTTCATTGACAGTTGTCAACCCTTGCGACAATATATCAATCACCTTTAGTTTGTCTGAATAATTCTTGTACATATCCGACTCCATAGCCTCAGCCTGAGTGCAAGATGTTTTAGCTATTACCTTGCCAATGATTCTTGATAACTCCTTGCTCAAAACGTCTTGAACATCGGCTATCTGTTTACGGTTTGTTTTCTTTATCATGTTGATAAGGTTAGTTCCAATATCGCGACCCTTAACGTATGCTTTTGTGCCTTCGCTGATATACTTCATACACAAACTAACAAGCGGAGCGGTAACTCGGCAAAGAACCATATCGCCATCCTTTATATCTGCCGTTTTAGCGTCGCGGTCTACTATCCCAACGGGAGCATTATCGCGTGCTAATATCTGTGGTACTATGCCTTTTGCTAAATCTATGATTGATGAATCGCAGCGGTAACATATTGATAATGGCATTTTAGCGGTGTGCGGAGTATTTTTAAGTAGGTTGAAGCTTTCAACATCGGCTCCAGCAAAACCGTAAATTGCTTGGCGTGGGTCGCCTACCGCTATAAATCTTCCCGTTACTGGTTTTACGCATTGCAAAAACATTTCGCGTTGAGCCGAATTAAGATCTTGGCATTCGTCAATAAATACCCAATCAAACTTTGGCATGCGTAACTGCTTTACGTTGGGGAAATAAATCATGTCGGTAAAATCTATGACGTTGGTTTCTGATTCGCCCCAGGATATAACTTGCATTGCGGCTGCGCATTCGTTATCCACTATATCCAAATCATGTTTTTCAGCTAAATCAGCCAATTGGTATTCTGACTTACATAAGCTTGAACGACCGAGATCGGCAAGCTTGGCAATATTTGAACGATACTGTCCTTGAGCTTCAAACGATATGGAAACATTTGGGCGAATTGCCCCGTATTTAACCGCGTTATTGATATAAGTAGTATATTTGTCGCCCTGAATTTGTGACTTGAAAGTCTTCATTATTGCCGAAGCTCCAAGGGAATGTAAGGTACGTACATCAACATTTGGCAGATTACCTACTTTTATTTTCAGTTCCTCAACAATAGCTTTATTGAAAGCCAAGAACAACACGGATTGAGTAGATGGGATAAGTTTTAAAGCGTTTACAATTGTGGTGGATTTTCCGGAACCTGCGACTGCGTCTATGACCGCATTGCCTTTACCTACTTGAACGTATGTGTAAACGGCTTTCTGATAACGGGAGGGAGTTTGAGTTGACATGACTGTTTTGTTTTTACGATTATGGTATAAAGATATCGCTTTATTTAATACGCTCAAAACTTTTTGCCAATTATTTTTGGTTGGAGCCAAAGATTTAACGTTTGTTGCTAATAATTCATGATAAGGTTGTTTTCATTGGCTAATCTCAACAAATAGTCTTCAGACATCGAGCAATAACAAAATGCAACATTTATGCCTTTAGCTTTAGCTGCTTTATGGTATGCCTTGCTGAATGTCTTAAACCTTTTATCTTGCGCATAAAAAGCATAATCATTTACCGCTATCCAATACCAGCGAAGTGAGCCGTCGGGATAGTAGTCTTCATGCGCTATACAAATAACGCCTTCCTTGAGGCTTTCTATTTTTTGTAGAATGCTCAAAAGGAAGGCTTCTTTATTTATTTTAGTTATCGACATTTTCTTTCAACGCTCGCTATCGTATCATGAATTGCACCGCCGTGGGAGAATAAACATATTTTTTCCACTTCGAACCCTCTATTGACGCCGAACGTATTTGAATGATATCCGAAAGTAATTACTTTCCCGCCCATTTTTAAAACATTCGACACTTCGTCTTTAAGTTGCCTAAATGGACTACATCTCATTCCTTTGTACATTTCCATACTTTTGCGATAGGCATATGGCGGGTCAAGCAAAATGGTGTCAAATTTTTCTCCTTCCCATGTTCTTAAAAATTCGACCGCATCTAAATTATAATCCGCTAATGATTCAACGTCTAAATCATTCCTTATTTCGTCAATCTCTAATTTAGTTATGCCGGCAAAAAGATTTAAAGTTTTCCCTTCACAATTCTTCTCTACCCAACTTCTTATGGGTTTAACAGAAAATGTATATCTGTGAAGAGGACATTTGATATAATCGAAATCTGGAATTTCTTGAACCGTCTTTTTCATTATTTCGAATAATTTGCGTCGCCCTCGCTCAAATTGGGAGCACCATAACCTGAATCCCCAAACCCTTTTGCTCCACGAGCTGTTTCGTCAAGTTTTTCTACGACTACGAAATCACCTTGTATAACTTTGTCTACAATTACCATTTGTGCTATGCGGTCACCATCATGTACGCCGTACATTATTTCACCAGAGTTGTAAATTATTACCCCAACTTCACCGCGATAATCAGCGTCAATTGTTCCTGGTGCATTTAATACCGTAATTCCATTTTTCAGAGCCAACCCGCTACGAGGGCGAATTTGAGCTTCACAGTCGTCCGGAAGTTCAAGAAATACGCCAGTACCTATCAAAGCACGTGTATGCGGAGGAATGTGAATGGTAGGTTGTCTGTCTTCAGGAGTTGTGAAATCTGTAATGTGAGCAAATAAATCAGCCCCTGCTGAATTTTCTGTAGCGTACCAAGGAGCCTGAGCCCCCGTTGCTAATTTGATATTAATCGTTCGTTTGTTCATCTTGCTGATACGGTGCGTTTAAAATATGTATTTGTATAATTCTTACTCCTAATTTTTGGGCGATAAGGTATTCTTCTTTCACCCCGTCAATTTGAGCTCCTATGAAGAATGCCGTTCCTTTCAGTTTTGCTAAATTTTCGAGCATAGTCCAACGGTCACGCAAGATTGATTCTTCTTTTTCGCTTTCACGATACGCAACATCGCCTTCTGTTGTTCTATACCAACAAATCCTTTTGAAGGGATTTATTTGTCTTAAAAAATCCAAAACTTCGGTAGTCCAACCGCGTTGCTCTACTACAATTCTTGGTAAGAAACAATGATGCAGAACGTCATCGGTTTCTTTAACCAAACTTTCAGTCATCAACAATATATCAAAAGCTTCCTTGATTTGCTCAAGAGTTTGCCCTTTCAATGTGAAGTGTACTGAATAGTCCTTAAATGCAATTAACCCATTTTTCATAACTACAATTTTTTATATTTTATTTTTAAATCCAGCCGCCCGAATTTTTCGACCACGGTGCAGTTTAATGGATAACGTTGGACCATTATTTCATTATACTCCAAGTCTTTTTTGTCTCGATAAAAATCGGAAAAACCGCCGCTATTAGCTACCATTGTATGGTCGTATGCAAACGTGTTAAAACGCATTACAATTTTGTCGGCATAAATGTTCTTCAACGTGAAGTCCATGTCCTCTTTGCATTTCAACGTTTCGTCGTACCAAATATCGGTCTTGGAGTTTATTAATGTAATAGTCCCCACGAAACAATTAAAAGCATACGGGTTTTTTGAACTCCACACGAATTGGCGCATGCCGAGGGTCGCTATGTCGAACGATAAGTCTTGAGCCTCATATTCTAGTAACGATAGATATTCAAGAGTAGGTTTCCGGTTAGAATTATTGGTAAGGCGACTCGTAACTTGATCTAAGATATCAAACTTTATAATGTCGTCGTCAATCATCATTAACAGTTCACCGCGATACCGCCTTTTTATGAAATTCCGGACATAAGATATCCCCATATCGTTTTTAGGCAATACGAGGATATTTTGTTTTTCATGCCCCCCTTTTAGGTATAGCTCAAAATCTTGAGGTTCTACTACTACTGTGTATTTGATACCCTGAAGCAGACTGAATGTCTTTCCGTTGGGTCTGTTCTTTGAGGGAATGTATATGTCCATTTTGTTGTGCGATTTTACTTAATAACGTTGTTTACTCTTCAACCTCTTCGACCTTAGTTTCGTCAACTTCAGTTTTTGCCTTTTCGAGCAATGAATCACTTTGTTCAAATCCGAAGCCTTTCATTATGGCTTGTTTGCGAGCTTCTTGCTCTTGTTTAATGTCTTCTCCTGCGTACATAATTTTATTTGTTAAGTTTATATTTTTCAGCGGCTTTATCTACCGCATATTTGAATCCTTCAATCACTGGTAATAACGTTGGGTCTATTGTCACTAATAACTTTTCTAATGCGATACGTTTTGATTTTACGCTCGCTCTATATGCCTCAAATTCTTCGTGTGTCATACAAAGTTTGCTTTATTTTTAGTTATAATATAATGGCTACGATTTGGACAATGTGTATTTAGGATTGATGGCGTGAACGAATATACGTCAGAATCGTTTTTTACTAAATCCCATCCATTTTCCCACATTGGCTTTAATGACATTGATGCTATTTCACCACACCCGCATAAACATTTATGTTGCGTACAACCATGTTCAATAGATACATAAATGGTGACTTTATTCATTTCATCATGCGGCGGTAATGGTTCGTTGCCTATGGTAAATTCAAATTTAACCTCAACACTTTTTATTGTTTTCATTTTACAAGAAATTAAATTTGAATCCCGTTGTCATTTTAGTAGCCCCTAATTTAGCAAGCCAAAAGCTTGAAGAAATATCATCATGTTCGCCTACGGACTCAAGCCCTTTCTCTGTAAATGCAACGCTACCAAGGTCGGTAAATATCAAGTCCTTCATGTCTTGTGAAAACTTGTCGCCTATCGGTATGTGAATCTTGTTACGTTCAAAATCCAAAGCCAATCCTGGCCAACCAGTCTTTAGGTCGTATTTATCAATCCCCGTGGTATGTCCTATAACTGGCAGCCCCGCCCTGTCAGATTCTTGCACAAATATTTGTTGGAATACGTTTTGTTCTAAAACCATTACATCTGGACGATACCTAACATTCAGCCCCCTCAAGATTTGCATTTGTTCATAAAAGCTTCGCCCCTTTTCGCGGTGCAACCAAAGCAACCAGCGCTCTCCCGTTTCGTCATCGACTCCCCACACGCTAAATACAGTATAATCCGCGCCGACAGAAGATGATATAGAGAAGTCACAGCCAACCACTACCTTGCTGAACTTCATTGGGAAATCGTCCCTATTCTTTACCAACGTGTAGTTCTCCATACGAACCAAAGAACGTATCAAAATCGACATTGGGAAGATTGAAGCTTCATTCGTAATTGGGCGACAAAGGTTTTCCCTTGAGAAAATAATGTTCCCTTGAGATTCCTTTTTGTCCATCAGGTCTTTGAAGTTCCACCTATGTGGCCAAAGTATTCTTCCGTCAGGGAATATGGCTGGATATTCAATAACGAACCAACCTTTCTTTGTTTTTAAATCCCCGTATAAATCGCTACTATGGAATGGTGTTCCAACTACTACAATTTGCCCACCAGGAACAAGCATGTTCATAATTACTGAATGGAAGTAGTCAATACCCTTGGTACGTTGAAGCGAACTATATATCACATTATCTTTTAATCCGTCATCTACCACAATCCAATACGGGTGTGCCCCGCGGACAGATGACCCGAACCCTTTTACCGTTAAACGAGCTCCGTTTCGACATACGATATTAGTATTGGCCCAACCGCCGTTGTTAGTCTTAGGCATTAACCGTTCGTTCAATATGTCGTTTCCTTCAATAGTCCCCTTTAGGATTTCAAGAAGGTCGATGCCTTGTTGCAATGAGAATGAGAATATAAACCCACGGTTGGAGTTTGAAAGCGAAGGTCTAGCTGAATATGCCCCCGATTTAGGCTTTCTGTATTTGTATAACTGCCAAGCAGCGTATGCATTTGAAAAGTAATAAGATTTTCCGTGGTCACGCGCCGCTTCTACGCATATCTTTCGGTGACGCTGAACGAGGTCTCCCCATTCAAGATGATGCCAAGACATTTGAAAATCTGGCATTACAGAAGTAATGAAATAACTAAGACTTGAGTTTCTTAATGTTTCTTCAATCGACTCGGAAAGTCTTTGTGTGTATTTAGGGCTGAAATCAATTTCGCCCTGCCCCGTATAAAGAACCCCATAGGCATCCTTCATCAAGTTGTCAAGTACAAAATCTAAATCTCCGGAAGACCCCTGAAGTAACTCATCAAGCCCTCGGTCGTCCATCCCGTTTATAATTTCATCAACTATCCCTAAACATTCCATGCGGTGCATGGGCGATTGCAATAAAGTTTGTCCAATGTCAAGTACCATATACGATTTTGATTAAAATAAAAAAGGTTACGAAATTTCTTCCGTAACCCCCTTATAACTGGTCAAAACTCTTAGTATTCGATACTGAACTTTCTTTTCACGTCTTTCATCAATTGAGCTGTTAAATCCAATTGTTTCATGACATCTGGCTCAACTTGCCCTACAATTGTCCTGAATCTTGTTTCGTTAAACTTAAGAGCTTCACAAGAGGCAAACACATCTTTCCTCACGGCATCAATAGCTACTTTAGGGTCTGCGTTGAACTTAAACTCGTGATGTCCTTTTGTGAATGTAATAAACCCAAATACACTTAATAAATTGAGCACCTCAGCTGTTTTGGAATGTGTCAAGGTTGTTTTTCTTACCACTTCAGTTTCGGTGTGTATTAATCCGACAGGGTCAATAATATTAGCAGGAGTTATCAGAACAAACAATTTTTTGCAATGTTCTTCAGCTTGTTTGAAATTGTTTACATCCCCAACAAACTCTTCCATAGTTTTAGCGCGGCTTTCAGATAACGCAGCTTTCGCTTCACGCTCAGCCAATACCTTAAAATCTTCTTCGGTCAATATAACTATGGTCATGCCTGTCTTTTCAGCTTGCTTTTTTACCATGTCCATTAACTTGACGTTTTCGGTATAAATGAAAACAATCTTTTCTTCTTCAGTTAATTTAGGTTTTGCAGGTCTCTTCAATCTCGCTGGCGTTAAACATTCCAAAGTTGCGTCCGTTATCACAGAATGGTCTTCGCTTTCAACTCCAAGGTCAACTCCCAAAACCATAACTTCTTTCACATCACCAACGGGTAATTCAGAACCCATTATGATTTTCCCAGCAATTTTGCCAGCTCCTAATACCAAATCATTTGCATGTTCGGTGTTAATTTCTACACCAGCGGCTAAATAATTTTCAGCTTCTTTGTCTTCAGCGGTGGAGGTTGCGTCCGCCGTACATCCATTACAACTACTGTAAATGCAACCTAAACATTGTCCGTCACACTCATTACCTGCTGAATCGTGATGAGTCGCAACAGGTCTCGTTACTTGTACTAATTCTTCTTCTAATCCTTTCATTATTTTAGTTTTGATATGTTTTCATTTAAAAAATTTAACAATAATTCTGATGTTTGGAAAAGCTCCTTTGAATCAAACACTTGTTTTTCTGTAACGGCACCTGAAAACGGATTAATGAAACGTACTTTGTGCACAAAATTACCAACTTTAGCTTTTTCAACGGCAAAAACTTCAGCTTGGCAAATACAGTGTGAGTAACCGTCAACAAACAAAAAGTAACAAACATCATCTATTTGGTATTGTTCTTTTTTATTGAAAACGATCGGCGCTAACTTTCTTATTTCAATATCCTTAAAAACTTTGTTATTTTCAAGATAACGCACAGGAAACTTTTGTATTCTTCTTTGAGTTTCAAAAATGCCGCTGCAAATATCACCTAATAGGAAAGATGAGTCCAAAGAACGATAATGGGTTTTGACAGACGACTTCCGTGTTCGTTTAGCGTGAAATTCAAATATTTTGTTTTCTTCCAAAAACACAAATAACGCTGGAATAAACTGCGGCTTTAACTCGAACTTTTCAGCTAATTTGTATATGGAATTGGATTCTATTAAGACCCATTTACCTTTTGACAAACTATACATTTCTTTCAGTACCCTTTCAATCAATGGTACGGTTTCTTCTTTTTCAATTTTCATGATACGATTTTATTTTTACGATTTATTATTTTGCACATTTAAACTCAAAAAAATCTGCCCCCTTTTCCCTTTGTTTTATTTCAGTTGAGGAAGTTGAACCTTTATTGGAACGCATCTTCTTTACAAAATACCTAAACAACTCCGCGGTAGCCATAACATCATTCATAGCTCCGTGAGCGTCAGTAAGCTTTATTCCGGCAAATTCACAACAAGCATTCAGGTTTATTTTCTCTTCGCCCGTTAAACACCAAACCGCTTTAGACAGTTTCATTGTGTCAATAGCTTCTTCGTATATGAACGAGTAAAGATTTAATTTATGTAGGTTAAGAGCATACGATAAAAAACCATTATCAAATCCCACATTGTGGCCAACTGGAACTAACCGCCCGCGTTCAGAACTATTGCCCGAAGCGTTATGCATTTTAAAGAACTGAGAGAACGTTTCGTCGAATTGCTTTACCGTTATACCAGAATTAATGTCCGACATGCTTACCATCGTCTTATCAAGCGATTTTTGTGTAATCTTAAGACCCTCGTACGGCTTAACGAAAGTTTCCCATTGGTCTACGACTTTCAATGTCTTGAAGTCTAATACTTGACAAGCGAACTGGGTGATTGGATTTTCAGTTTCTTCCAGCCCCCCAGTTTCACAATCATAAACAACGTAATTTGATTTATGCATTTTCTTCCTTAAAAAGCGGTTCAGTTTTCTTTACTAACTCTGACGTCTTTTCGAAGTTATCTACGTCATGACGTTTACCAAAAGTGTAATTACTGAACTGAATAGCTTGCCAAATTAATTGTTTTTGGTCAGCGGTAAAGATTAATCCTAATAAGAATTTTTTAAATTTCATGATTTCTAATTGTTAATTGTTTGTAATTGGGTTTCGACAGTTTTACGTACTTGTTCAAATTTTGTTGAGCCTTCTTGAACCCCGCGCTTGTAAATGTTTTCCAGCACCTCGTCGATGCTCGCTTCAGTCTTTAGACATAGCGCTTCAGCTATCTTTGTACGCATCATAATAGTGTGGTCGTTTAAGGGAGCGGGAGTAACATCAAGAATTTTTTCAGTCTGATGCATTACAAGTTCAATTTGCGCCATCTTTTCTAATTCCAAATCCGCTTTTGCGGTTGTGCGAACTTCTTCAAGTGAGTTCCAAATAATTTGGCGTTGCGTGGGATTCAACAATGTGCTTAACAAAAATCTTTCAAGTTTCATTTCTTAATTGTTTTTATACTTGTTACTAATTCAAAATTACACCATAATTCGCTATAATCTACGTCCCATTTACCGTCTGTACTTTTACGAAGTACTCTAACATACTTCTTCAAAAAATCTTTAGGTTCTAATATTGTAGATGTTTGTTCTGGGTGTACCTTAACCATTTCGCCCGATTTCCAAGGCATCAATAAATGTTTATTCCAATCCGTCTTTTCAGGTTCAGAATTTACAATTAAAAACTTAGGTAATAATTCAATTTTCAAGATAGGATTCATAATAATACATTTTATACTATTAGTAACGTTGGGGCATAAAAAAAGCTTGGAAAAGTTCAACCTTAGCCCAAGCTTTTAATACATTTTACAACTTTTCTTTTTTGTTAGTGCTTAACAATAAAACCGCAGGAAATTCCGGTCGGCTACATTGTCTTTGGCAGCGCTTATCATATGGGTCTGTAGTACTGGATTAAAGTTTTGATTACAAATATACCCGATATTATTTAGCTTAACTTTTTGATTTATATAATTAATTGCGATGTAGCTTTGCCAACCAACGTCTCTATTCCTTATCAGGTAAACAGCCGTCGCTCGCTGACTTCTTATTACTGATTCTACCATTACCCCCGCTTGAACGGACGGGTTGATAAACATCACTTGCAACTTGCCGGAAATCGTTACTGCTACTAAATTAATTGGCTGAACTATCTGTCCTACAATGTAGGCGTTCGACTCAATTTTCTGATTGCCCCCGCTTTCGAAGGCATTTGCCGCGACCGTGAACAGTAGCATGCAAAAGATAAAACCCAATAGTCTTTTCATAAATGCTTTGTTTTGTTAATACTAATTTTTAAAAACTCAATAGGACTTACTAATACTTGGAAATGTTAAACCAGTTTCTTCATTGTTGAAGTAGGCTGGAACTTAATAGTTTTTGATTCCGGAATTTCCAGCGCTGCTCCTGTTAAAGGATTACGTCCTGTCCGTGCTGGATTTGTTTTTTGTTTAAAGATACCCAAACCAGGAAGGTTAACTGAATCACCACCGTCCCGAACTTCAGACGTAATAATTTCTGGCATTGCGTCAACCATTTTTTCTACGTCACCTTTACTCAAACCAGTTTTAGCTGCGATAGCTACTACAAAATCATACTTTTTCATTCTTTTCAATTTTTAAAATTTAACAATTACATTTTAATTATATTGAACCCCGACTCTTCAAGTTTAGAAAGCAAGGATTCATACTTCATATCTCTTAACTCTGGGGTAGAATACCAAACAGAAATATCAACTCTTTTCACAAACGACGAGGGCAAAACTCCCTTGTTTATTGTTATACCGTATTCCCAATGAGCTGACGGTTTCTCAACAAAACGAATATCAATGTCTATGGATTGTATGTCGAAAATATTGATAACAACTCCCGTTTCCAATGCTAACATTGATTTCTTGTAACGGTCTCCTTCCTCATCTTCTTCCTCGTCTTCTTCATCCAAGAAAGTTTTGACTTTGTCGCCCTTAACTTCCTTCCAATTCTTGCTTTCGAATAACGGCTTTCCGCCTTCTTCGGGTATATTGCTATTCTTTACATTCATATTCTTTTCCTTCTAATCTAGCTTTTAAAATTTGCTCTATGCGTGCCCGTCCTCGGTCTTTTACGGCTTGAATGGTTAGTAGTTGCGACGGCGATTCATTGATCCGATACGCCCCGTATTTCCATGTTTCCAGATAACCAGCATTTGTTAAATACCCCCGATAAGTGTCAACGGTTGTCAACCCCTTGTCAGAGTCGTTGAACGCAATACCTCTATTCCGGACATTGTTCAAAAGATGCTGTCGGGTTATGATATTCCCTGCCCCGACGGAGCGTATGTGCTCTATAACTGTTAACCATAATGTTTCCCCGCCTTTCATCTACCCAATTGTATTTTACGTTGTACTTTGATGAACGACATAGCAGCTCCCCAAGCTTGGTCCGATATTAGTTGCACGCTATTTCCCAAAGCCCATACGTGAGTTGTTATTTCTGAAGTGCAATCTTGAATTGCGTATCTAACTTGACGCTTTACAAGTTGCACTTCTATCGTAAAATTATAATCGTTAATTCGTATTACCAAATATTTTAGATTATCTTTATTGTAACCGCCGTTGATTGGGTGATCGTACACTTTCCCTGTGACAAAATGAACTCCCCAAACATCATCTATTGAACGAATATGCCTGCATAATTCATCATTAACATCTTTGGTAGGAACTAATGCCACGAAGTTAGGATCCGGCAACCAGTCAGAAATACCTTTGAACATATAATTTGGAATTATAACCTTGCCGTGGGTAAAGAGCTGGTCTTTTAAACGGTTGCGTTCTTTGTCAACTTGCAAAGCATGGTTAGCAGAAGCTGACATATCTACCCCCCTTTGTATTGCTATTGCTTCTGATTCTTCAAATTTTGAAACTAATAAATGTATCAACTTGCTTTGGTTAACAAGTATCTGGTCTGAGGCTTTTATTTCATGCCGGAGTATCCAGCTGGCCAATTGATTTACGATTTTCATTTACGGTTTTATTTATGATTTCTATTTGTACATTGCTAAGAGAACGACTTGCCGGATGAGGCACGAATATCATCGGTCGGTTTAAAGCGGTTATTGTATCAAGATACCTGTTAACAGTTTCCTTTGCTTGATTACCGCAAACTAATATCATATCAAACTTGCCTAGCTTCAAGATAACCTTTTCAAAATGTTCATAGTTCGGTTTTGGCTTGCCTTTTGCAGTGATTGTCATTTCGTTTGTGGTGTTGCAAAAGAAAGCTTGATTATCTTCGCCTATCATTTTCTGAATTGTCCTTGCGCTCTTGTTGTGAGGGTTTGGGATAAATACCGTTGGCAAGTCTCTATCTCCCCAAGCGTTCTGAAGTATGCAAATTATTTTCATATCTGGTTAGTTTTATTTTACAAGAAACATTCAGCAGAGTCGAGGGTTTTCTTTGTTCCTTAGCGCGCTCCCCATTTCGAACCTACGACGCAGTAAAAGTGCGACATTGGTTCTGTTATCTTGCAAACTCCTCTGCTGAATGTTTAATATCTTTCTGTCGGTATGAATAACGTTGGGGAGTCGGGGAAGGTATTTCATCAACGAAAGATACAAGTTTCCTCTGGACTCCTTCAAAATCTTCCAATCTTCTATTCTTTGTTTCTCTCCTCTCGTATACGCAGGCTCGCTTCGCTCGCTTTAACCCCCTTTAAATCCCCCTTGCTCCAATGCCATCTATCAAACAATTTTAAGCTGTTGTCAAAAGCATACGAACCTTGGTTTTGCATTAAGAATGATATCAATGTTTCATCCCTTGGATTGTTCGGCTTCAACGTTAAAGAAGTGCTTTCTCCAAAACAAACAACTTTCAGCGGCGAATTTTGTACTCTGAAAAATCCAGCTGATGTTGGCTTCAATTGAACTATTTTACCGCCCCTTTTAACAGGCATATCTTTGAATGCTATATCGCAATGGTTCACAATATCGGGGAATATGACAGGGAAGGTGAAACCAACGGTCTCAAAAACAATGTATTTCATATTGTATGCTTGCTAAATGATTATTAATACAGGTTGATACATTTTACCGCATTCGGGATTAAAATTGCTTACCATCGTTAGGTTCGCCTTGGGATTGCGCTCTTAGAGCGGTTATAATATACATCTTCCCGTCAGATTCATTCTTTTCAACTTTTATATTATTAACCCTGAAAAGTGTATCTATGGATATGTCAAAGTTAGAATCCCAAAGCTTTTGATTATACATAATGTAAAACGTATGTTCATACCCGCGTGACTTACTCATAGAGCGGGTGAACGTAACATTTTTCATATGCGTCGGAAGTATGCTTTTAATCTTGTTCTTGATCTTTTCAAACTCTTCATAACTCAAAGTATTGAAGTCTGCATTCCGGAGAGCGTTAACCGCTTTAACAAAGCCAGTGGCATTAAATGTATTGCTTTTCATTATCGTTTTAATATGTTTTTAATAAATTTGGCTAACTTGCTAGCTGGGTAGTTTAGTAGATACAATCCCAACATTGAGCCGAACAATATAAAGCCGTATAATAATACGGTCAAAGTTTCTTTTTTCATGCTTTATAATGTATTTTGTAAGTTCCATAATCTTTGGTGACCAATAGACCGTATGTTTCTTCAGGAGTCCAAAAGTAAGCGGCGGTGGGAGTTACGTTAGACATTATCCAACCAGATCCCTTGTACTCGCTGTTTAGAGATGCATTTCTCTTTTCCATACGATAAAAATTACTAATTCTGAACTCTTTCAAAATAGCAAATGCGACTCCTATTTCTTCTTCTTTGATTTGCGCAAAAACAGATTCAAAATCTGACTTGAACTCTTTATATTCAAAGCGGCTGGTTTGCGGTTCGTTATTCGTGTTTCTTCTTTTTATCCCAATGTCAACTTTTTGGAATTGTTGATTTTGGGTAGTTCCTAAAATAGTATATCCCATTTCATTGCAAATAGTTCTGACTCCTTCCGCTTGTTTGTCTAATCCTATTACATCTACCGAAATAAAACACCAAACGTATTTGGCTAAAAATTCTTCTTTTGTCATTTGTATAAGTCTATTACCATTGTTCTATGGTCGTTAATACCTTTGTTATCTGTGTTAGGGTGGTACGTTGGGTCTATTGATACTACTACAACCCTCTTGCATTTATACGGAAGTTTGATTTGCTTCCAATTCCCATTCAAAACATAATTAATATGTAAATCAAACACCTCGTGTTTGACAAGTTTGCCGCTGTGATAAACATATTCATTTTCACCTCGGCTGTGAAGCGGAACGACTATTCTTTTTACACGCTCAACTGAAAGTGAAAGATTCACTTCAAACTCCAATCCTGCAAATCTAATTGTTTTCATTATTTCTTGTAGTGAATTGATTCAATAAAAAATATGTCTAAATCTTCCACCTTATAAAGCGGATGTCCTTCTATCCAAATTTTCTTTACTTCATCGTGCAACAACGTTGGTGTTGATAATTTATCAATGTCCCTTGGCAGCTCTATTTCAATTTGTACGTTACCTTGAAAGAATATTTTTTGTTGCACTCTGAAATTCATTAATACTTTCTCCATTACCGTTTCTTTTTACGCTCTTGTTTACGGCGATCTCGCCTTGATTCTTTACCACTTTTATAATTCAGACAATTAAAATTGCTTATAACCAATGATTCTCTTTCGATTAATCTTTCACATTTTTCTCGTATAGTTGCTTCCTCACGCGGTAACAATATTTGTTCTCCTTCGACAATGATTACATGATGAGTCTCATGAACTCTAGCTAACAACTCGGCTCTTGCCATTAAATCGGCGGAGCGACATCCAATAAGAACAATTCGTTTGCCATCAGTTATTTTCATCGTTTTTGTTTTTGCTGTACTTAATGTTATGAATTGCTGCAAACGATAATAGAGCTACGTAAAACAATACCGCCACTGTAATAGGTATGTAATTTTCTTCCATGATTAATTTTGACAAACGTAAAAAGCCATGTACTTGTACACCCATTGTTCAGGACAATTATTTACCGCTAATGCGTAATAATAAAATGGAGCGTGTGGGTTGAATCCTTTCACCATGATTACTCCATTGAAGAGGTTAATGACTCTTCAACTTCCTCCAAAGAGGACTCAACTGACTCAATAGCTTGAAATGCCACATCGAGATTTTCAACGGCTTGTTCTGAAGTTGAATAACGCTCCGAGCCTTGTAGGTTTTCCGGCACATTATCATAGTACTCTTGTTCTTCGTCTTTGATTCCTTCAACCATAGACTTAAACTCTTCAATTCTTTCCTTAATTCCAGTCAGCTCCTCAAGAGCTTTTTCGATTTGTTTTCTGCGAGTTTTATTCATGACTTTGTTATTTAATTGATTCTTGTAAAATTGCTATTGTATCTTCTATTTTGTGAACGGCAGAATAAAGTTTTTGGTTTACCGCTTTTTGCGCCATCGTAACTTCGTTATGTTTGTTACCGTTCAATGCTATCTTTACTTTTGTATCAACCTTTTCAACCGCCATAATGCGGTATATTATTATAGATGAATCTGACAACCTCTTAATTTCAGCTTCTATTGCCTTCTTGCTTCTTTCTAACATATAATTTTGTATTTCCCGTATAACTTATCTTCCAAAATTTCTTGGCTTTCTTTGTTAAGTGACGGAATTGTAGTTACTCCATTATTAATAACTTTGGAGAAACAATAACAATGCGCTGATACAATTTTGTACACCGTATGCAGCATAGAGCCGTCCTCTTGCTTTATAACGCGCAACCCGCAAACCTCGAAGTTTCCCATCTTTAAATGGCCACCGCTGGCAGTGTCTGTTAGTGTCAGCGGCTTGTTTAAACGGAGTAACCCGTATGTTGGTTTATTCACCTTATTTGGTCTTGATTAATTATTAATACGTTACCGACGATTATGTCGGCGAGTCCAGCCTTTTGAGCTATCATAGTCGCTTCTACGTTTTCGTCCAACCAGTTTACCTTACCTTCCTCGTTTAACACCATAATCTTTTGCTCCGGCAGGTAAACCACTTCTATGTAACCTTCAACGAATTTCTGAAGTTCTTCCAATGTGAAGTAACTTACATTTTGTGGTTCAACTTCGACGGAAGTACCGTCTACTCGTATATGCCTTGCCATATTACTTGTAGATTTTATTGTGTTGGTCTTGATAATACTGACATTCCAATTTGTCTTTGGTCAAATTAACAGCGAAAGGAGCGGAGTAGTTTGAACTGGCCAATACAAGATAGCGCATA